GAATATCTGCGGGCCGGGACATCCCGACCACACCGGGAAGATTGACGCACTTCCCCCGTGCCCGCTCCAATGCCCATTCCCGTCATCAAGACCGAACCCGTATCGCCGACTGGCGTCTGCCGGCTCGCGGATATCGCGGCCTTCCGTGAAGGTGAGTGGAACGGCGAAAAGGTAACACTCGCCGATATGAAGGCGATGGTGGACAACTTCAAGCAATTCTCAAGCGGACCCGAAGCGTATTACAAGCCGTTCGTTTCGCTTAACCACGACGACGCCCTAAACGTAGGGTTCGTGGACGGGTGCAGGCTCGACGCTGACGGGGTCTTGAAACTCGACGGCGCGAACATCCCCGATCAGGTTGGCGAGTGGGTCAAAGGCAATCGTCTTCACGCCCCTTCGATAGAGTTCTGGCGTCCGAAGTACGAAGGCGGAAAACTTGTCGGCTCGTTCATGCGGCCGGACGGGAAGTATTCCGAGACGCCAGTTTTGAAGTGCGTCACACTTTTGGGCAACGATGCCCCGGCCGTCAAGGGCTTGGGGCCGCTACCGGAACCCACGCCGCAACCGTCCCTATCGTTCGCCGATGTGGCGAAGGCTCATGGTTGGATTCTCTCACCAGTTCTCGCCACCAAGCTTGCTCAACACGGCAAGCCAATCCGTTTCGGGAGTAAGGCTATGGATCGCGCGACGATCATTTCGACGCTTCAGAAGATGGGCTTCGACACGAGCCAGATCACGGACGCGGTTCCGGATGCCGTGCTGCAAGCGATGCTGGCATTCGTGCAGGGGATGGCGCAGCCGGGCGGTACGGCGGCCGCCACGCCCCCGCCGACATCGACGGACACGGCCACGCCCGCGATGGCCGACAAGGACGGGAAGGACAAGGACAAAGACAAGGATGCGCCGGTCATGTGCGCCGACCTGTCTGCCCCCGTCGTCACTGCTGGCACTCCGGCCCCGACTGCCACCCCGAGCGGTACGGCAGCGGCCCCGTCTTCGATCACCTTGAAGTTCTCGGATTCGGCTGGCCGTGTGCAGACGGTGACGGCCCCACTCCCGCCGGAACTGGTGGCGTACCAGAACTCGCTTCAATCGACGCTCGCGCTCATCAACGGCCGCGCGAACGCCACGGCGGCCGATCTCAAGCGTCAGCGCGACGCGCTCAAGAATAGCGAAGTGGCCGCCTTCAGCGAGCGAATGAAAGGCCGCTACACACCGTACCAACTCGGCGTGTTTCGCTCGATGCTGTTGACGCTCGACCACGACACGGCGCGCAAGTTTGCCGACGGCAAGACCACGGGTACGGCGTTTCAGGAAGCAGTCTTCAACCTTGAAGCGGCGGCCCCACCGGCCAAGGGCGAGAAGATCAAAGCTGACCCTGCCGTTGGTGGCGGAAACCCGACCCCCTTCGCCGAGCGTCAGAAGAAGATTTTGGAGTCGGACCCGCTATTTATGGGCAAGAAGGAAGCCAACGCCAAGAAGGCCGGCGCGGCCGCGTAACCACACGCTTCGCCCACGTGGGCAAGCCTCACCACCATTAACCCACCAGAGGGATACTCATGGCAGCGGCCGCAAGCAAAGTTTACACGGGAAGCGGGATCGTTCCCGTGGGTCCACCCGAGCGGGTGAAAACAGATTCCTACGTCCTCGCGCCGGGGACGTATGCAGCAGGAACAGCGCTAGGGCAAAACGCCACGCTAACCAATGCGGCGGACGTGCAAACGATCACGATCACCGGTACGCCAACCGGGGGCACGTTTATCTTGTCCTTCGCCGGACAGAACACGACTGCGCTGGCATACAACGCGGCAGCGGCGGACGTGCAAGCGGCCCTCGTCGCGCTCTCGACAATCGGGGCCGGTAACATGGCGTGTTCGTCTGGACCGTTCCCCGGCACGGCGGTTGTCTGCACCTTCCAGGGCGCGCTCGTCAACTCGCTCATGCCGTCGATCACGGTCTACTCGGCGTCTCTGACGGGTGGCACGGCCCCAGCGGTCTCAGTCGCTCACACGACGCCCGGGCGAAGCGCGGCCGGTCAGTGGAATACCTACGCCAGTGGCAACACGGACGGAACGCAGGTCGCTAAAGCGATCCTTGAGTTCAACACGTTCGTTGACACCTTCGGAAACCACAAGTCCGGTGGTGGCGACTGGGGGCAGGGCACCACGAAGTCCGCGCCAGTCTTCACGGCTGGCGACTTTAAGACCGCCGATATCCCCAACATCGACAGCACGGCGGTAGCGTCCTTGGGGCGCATCGTCAAGGGCGCGGTCGGCAACCTGACCAATGCGGGAACCGTCCTTCGGGTGATGTAACTTCCTCCCGCCCACGTGGGCGGTTGTACCTTCTTACTTCCTCACAACCAACCCACGGGGGCGGGCGAACATGGCGGACACTTACACTTACCCGACTCAGAAAGAGTTGAAGGAAATCGAACAGGTCAAGCTTCCCGTTCTCACCGAGGACGACGAAGTCTTCACCGAGTTCCCGATAGTCGAAACGAACAGTTGGCGTCTCACGTGGGAGCAACTCGACAACTACACCGGGCTTCAGGCGGTCCGTGGACTGAATGGGCAGCCCGGTCACGTCAAAATGATCGGCGCGAAGTCGTATGACTTTGAGCCGGGCGTCTACGGCGACTTCACGACGTTCGGCGAGAAGCAGTTGACGGAGCAACGCGAACTCGGTTCGTTCGATGAGCCGATCAGTTTGGATACCCTAGTTGGCCGCGCGCAAACGATGCTCTTGAACCGGCGACTTGACCGCATCAGGTACATCATCTGGACACTGCTGACGACGGGCACGTTTGCGATCTCGCGCGAAGACGGTGCGATCCTGCATACGGACGTGTTCCCGCTCAAGACCTACAGCGCGGCCGCGTCGTGGAGTTCGCCCGGGACGGCAACGCCCTTCGCAGACATTCGCGGCATGAAGCTGATTGCACGTGGTCAGTCGGTCAGTTTCGGAGCGGGTGCGAAGCTGTACATCAACCAAGTCACGGCGAACCAACTGCTGGTCAACACCAACAGCGCGGACGCCTACGGCAAGCGCACGAACTACGGCGCAACCCTCAATTCGCTTGAGGATATCAACGCCATCAACAAGGCGAACGACCTGCCGGAAATCGTCGTCTACGACACGGGCTACTTGGACGACAACGGGACGTTCCAGCCGTTCATTCCCAACGGCACTGGCGTGCTGATCGGCAAACGGACCAACGGGGCGAGGCTGGGCGAATACCGCATGACGCGCAACGCGAACAACCCGCGTCTGGAAGCGGGTCCATACACCCGCGTTGTCGATCACGGGGAACACACGATCCCCCGTCGTATCGACGTTCACGACGGGCACAACGGCGGCCCCGTGATCTACTTCCCCGGGGCGGTTGTGGTGTTCACCTGCTAAAATGGTTATGCCCACGTCGGGCATCGGTCGGGGTGGAGCGCAGACGCCCCGGCCGTTTCACTTCACGCGAGAGGGCGAGTCATGGCAGCGGAAGCGGCGGTCGCGGAACCGGCCCAATACTACAAGGTGTTGGTGCCATTTCTGCATCACGAGATTGGTAGCTTAGTTCAGGCGAAGGACAACCCATCGGCAGACTTTGCTTGGCTGTTGGCACGCAATTGCATCGTGCCGTGTACGGCCGGGGGAATCCCGCTCATGGGCGACGGCTCGCCCCCGACTATCGAAGCGCTCATGCAGGACGTTGAGGAGTTGACGGAGAAGCTTGAGCAAGCGCAAGAGGAGCGGGACGCGGCTATCACGAAGTCGAAGGCGACGGCCGAAAACCTCAACCGTGCGAGCATGGCGTATGAGGCGAGCCAGAAGGGACGGGCCGCCGACGCGAAAGTTTTCTCGGACCAACTCGCACGGCTCGCGGCAGAGCGCGACGCGCTGCAAAAGAAACTCTCGGACGCTTCCGGTGGCGCAACGCCGAAGCCCGAACCGTCCCCCGCTCCAATGCCAGCGGCACCCGAAGTACTAACGGAAGAAGCCCGGGAGAGTGAAGAGGCGAAGGACGATGCGGCCCCGGTGGTCGATATCCCGCCTTCCACGACGCCCGCGCCACCACTGAAGCCACCGACCGCGACCGCATCAACCGGGATCAAAGTCGTCAAGCGTAGCGGGAAGTAATCCGCCCACGTGGGCAGCCGCGAAGAGGGGGCGTTATGCCGGGTCCGTGGATCGACAATGGTACGCTCGCCCAGAAGGTTGCCGACATGCTCAAAAAGGATGTGGCAACCCTTGAGGCGTATTGGACCCGGTTCATTGCTGACAGTAACAACGACGCGGCCGAAGACATCACGGTCATCTTGCTCGACAAGGGCTTTACGGTTGCCCAGATCGACGGCTGGGACAACCGGGTGATGTACAACCCAGACATCGCCTTGTTCCACGCCTTCACCAAGGCCACGGGTCTTGCGCAGTACGACCAGAAGGCAATCGACAAGCTGGACCGGCGGCCACTGATTCGTTCGTCAAGCCAAGTCATGATTTCGGGAGTCATCACCAAACCCGGTGCGGCCGATGGGGCGGGGATGGAGACCGGCTGCATGGAAGCGGGCGAGACCAATACCGACCGAGACCGCTACGGCCGCGAAAGCCGACGCGACCGACTCTAACAGGGGCAGACATGGCGCAGGATACCCCATGCGGCGCGACGCTGCCCGGGATCGGAAGCAACCCCAACAACTGCGCGGTCAGCGCGGGGAACGGGGTCGCGGAGATCGTCGTTGCCGGCGTCGGCAAACAGGTGTGGAGTCTACCGGGGGTGATCTACTCCTACTCCGGAACACCAGTCCAAGCGGCGGACGTGCAGACGCTCACCGTGACCGGCACTCCCACGGGCGGAACCTTCACGTTAACCTTCAAGGGCGCGACGACCGCACCCATCGCCTATAACGCGAGCGCTGCCACTGTCCTTGCCGCTTTCCTACTCCTCCCAACCGTGGGCACAGGTAACGCCACGGCGACTGGTGGGGCACTCCCGGGAACTCCCGTCGCCGTCACGTTCGCGGGTGCGCTCGCCAACTCCGCGCAGCCAGCCATCACCGTCAATCAGTCGGGGCTGACCGGCGGTAACGACGTGCAGACGGTGACGATCACGGGGACGCCTACGGGTGGAACTTTCACGCTCACCTTTAACGCCCAGACGACGGCGGCCATCGCGTACAACGCGAACGCGGCGGCCGTGCAAGCTGCCCTCGTCGCGCTACCCAACATCGGCGCGGGGCAAGTCGTCTGCACGGGCGGAGCGCTACCGGGGACGGGTGTAATATGCACCTTCGGCGGGACGTTTGGGGACGCGGCGCAGACGCTCATGACTGCCGATGGAACGCTCCTGACGGGTGGTAGTTCACCTGCCGCGTCCGTAGCGCATACCACGACTGGCGTGGCCGCATCCGTCGCTCACACGACAACGGGTAGCGGCGGTAGGCTACAGATATTCCAGCAGACGGTTCCCGCTACCGACGATGCTGCACCGATTGCCGACATTGATATCACGGTGAGCGGACCGGGGCGCTTCGAGTTCTTTGGCGCGGCGGCCTTCGACCCGGGCGCGGGGTTCCACGTGCGGCTCGCGTCGGCTGGCGCGGGCGTCGTTGGCAAGGTCAATCTACTGGGCAAGAGTCTGGCGTAGTCTGCCCACGTGGGCGAAGAGGATGCGATGCTCGTTACGTCCCTGGGATACCTTGGCGACTTCATGCCGGGCGACACGCTTTCGCTCGGCTTCGCCACGTCGGCCGCCTTAGCCGGGGGACGGGTCCGCGTCGTGAAGCAAGGCAACGCGGCGGTATCCACGGCTGGCGTCAAGTTGGTGGATAACCCGATCACTGGGGCAGACTTGACCATCGACACGTCGGCCGATCAGGCGTTCTACCAAGCCGGTCGGGATTACGTGATAGCGCTCTCGGAAGGCAAGGTAGATGGGAAGTCGGTGGAAGGCGAGGTGATCGGGGTGTTCTCGCTGGGGAAGCGTCCACACCTTCCACGGGCGGTACTACCGTAATGCTCTCGCTCGCCGAACTAATTCAGTTGCTCGGCGCGGCTGACTTCGCGAAGGTGTGGCAATCGCTTATCCGCCCGGTCATGCTACTTTCCGTCTCGGGGGTCCGGACCCACTTTGACCAATCCCGGGGGCCGGACGGGAAGCAGTGGGCACCCTTGGCGCACAACCGCCCAGAGGGTGCCGGGAAGCCGCTACTGGACAAGGGGCTACTCGCGGCAAGCGTCTCGGCGAGCGTGACCGCTAACCAGATCACGCTTTCGGCGAACTCGCCCGGGGCAAGGTTGCAACAGTACGGGGGCAAGATTCTGCCAGTGCGGGGGAAGTGGTTGACGATACCGGTGACAGTGGAAGCGAAGCGCATCGGTAGCCCACGTCAGAACCACTTCCCCCGTCCGCTGTTTTTCCGGGCGACCACCAACCCACTGACGGCCTTGTTGTGCGAGACTGACCCAACGGGAAGGATCGTGGTTCAGTACGTCCTCAAGCCCGATGTGACGATCCCAGCCCGGCCGTATCTGGGATGGAGTGAGGCGACCCTGACGAAGATTCAGAAGCTTATTGCCGACCGCGCCATGAAGGCGCTACTGGCGAAGTTCAAGTTGCGGAGTTGAACCGGTGGCGCTCACGATCACGGTAGCCGACAACGCGGACGGCACGGGCGGAACGGCGACAATCGCCGGCACGCTCGGTGCGTCCGTGAGCGTCTATACGGGTCGCGTGGCCGCCGCAATCGGGCTGGTCACGATGACCTTGATTGCGACCCGCACGGGCGATGGGACTCTAAACCTGCCGACCGGGAAGGGCTACTACTTCGCGCAGGCTCAGACGGCAACGCTTCAGTCTGGGCTGTATTACTTCGCGGCGACCACGGGGCTTGACCCGGTCGCGGAACGGATTCGTGCTGGCATCGCGGCGACGATTGCCTTACTCGCTATCCCACCTGCGGCGAACGTGTACGAACAGATGTTTCCGGACGACACGAACGTCATCTACCCGTGCGTCCTTGTGACCGTGGACGGGGTGCAGGAGAGCTATGAGAGTATGCTTTCGACGGTGGACGACATCGGACGCCCCAACAAGATCATGATTGCCGACCGGGTCGATCAGTACGACCACGGCAAGCTACCGAACTACGAAGCGTGGCGGCAAGCAATCGTCCGCTGCTTCTTAGAGCAACAGGTTCCAGGGGTGCAGGAGTCGGTGCGTTGTCGTATCGAGCCTTACGTGATCGTTGACCCGAACCTACCGCAGTTCCAACACCTGATTTCCGCGTTCGTGATTCGCGCTATCTGTCGCGAGCCGCGCGGGCTGGG